GATGTTACTGTGCTTGATATATCACCATTATTATCGTAAGTTAAAACACCTATCTCTATTTTGTTTGATCTTTGTGTTATACTAGTTTTAGCTGGTGTACCGAAAGTACTAGGCATAGACATTATTAACGCCTTATAATCGTTTAACGTTACAGCTCTATTTTGTGCGGAGAAATTGTAAGCTATATATTGTCTTAATTCTTCTATACTTGGTTCGTCAGAACCTCCTAGCGCTGGTGTTGTATTGATAACCGTAATGGTATCTCTAATATTATTAGAAATTGACTCTTCTGGTCCGTTTATTTCGGCTATTAACCTACCTACTTCAGTTATGGTGCCTGTACCCGCATTAGAGTCTACACCACCACCAACTCTATATCTTATGTACATGGTTGTGTTAGCTATTGGGGCTAAACCTAAACTACCATTCCTTAGGAAGCTTTTTAAATCGAAACTCCCTGAATCCATGAAGTCATCTAGTATGTCCATTGATGTGTCTGTTTGAGCACCGAATGTTATTTGACAGAACCCGTTTGGGGTGTATTCTACTATATACCTTTGGTCTATCTTTTCATACATACCTTTAGCTATACCATCGACTCTAGGTGAGTTAGCATCTTCTATGAAGACGTTATCTTCCGCTAGTGAAGGTACTTCGTACCACTTGTTAGTACTGTTATTAAATTCATTTAATGTTGGTATAGCTGTATAACTAGTACCAGTCTTGTGTATGATTGATTCAACGGATAATACGTTGTCTTCGGGTAAAGTTATCTTTTGAAAAGGGTTACTTACGTTAAATACTTGTACGAAATTTTTAGTCGTACCAGCTATAATTAAGCCAGTTTTTGTTATCGTATAACCAGTTAATTTACCGTTAACGAATATCGGTATTTTAGTTCTATCTGAGTTACCAGAACTATTTACGGCTGAACTGAAGTCTATATCATATAATACTTCATATGTGTTTTCTTCGTTCGTTACTTGTGTACCAGCTTTAATTATGGGTAAGTACCTAACGTCTTCTTGGTCACCATATGCTGGTATCTGAGCCGAAAACTCAACCACCCCTACTGACGCAGATTTTGTTGGTAACTTTAAACCATAAGTTTTAGCTATATTATATAGTGATTGTCTTTCTTGTGCGTAATCGAGTACCGTTTCTTGTAACGCTCTGTCTATCTGAAAATTTAAGTTATCTGCCATCGCAGCATTCAAATCTAGGAACACTGAAAGTATGGAAGCGTCATTGAAGTTTTGTACTACTTCTGGGTAGTATTGTTTTATATAATTTATTTGCTCCGTTTTTAATGAAGCGAAATCTCTTTTACTGTAGTTTATTTGTCTTGCCATTTTCTTATATAGTTAAACCCAAAGTACCATTCGCCTGGAATGTTCTGGTTGTTATAGTGTAATCTAAATTTATTTTTATCTGGTGCTCCTTTTCAGTATCATTTAAATGTTTAGGATCGTCACCAACCTTACTTATGATAACATCGTTTAATTTCAAGTTTGGTATATACTTCTCTACCGCATCCGATATCTCAGATTCAATTTTACCCATAGTTATATCATCTAAAGGTTCGAATAAGTATTGGTATATATTCGTACCGAAATCTGGTAAAAAGTATCTACTACCTTTCTTTGTTAACAACAAATGTATCAACATAGATTTAACCTCTTCTTCTGGTAAAGATGTTAATCTAATATAATCACCTTCTTCAGAAAAGTTAAAAGGGAAATCTAAACCGAATGTTTGTTTTTTTAAGGCCATAAACGTTTTAATATAAATATCGTAACAAATTATTTTTTGTAAATAAAAATCCCATCATTATTAATGATGGGATTTGAATACGTAAAACCATTAAAGGTTTATTATGAGCTACAACCAAAGCAGTCGAATTGACTATCTTCAGGTTTGTTATTTATTTCAGTCATAATTGGTTCTTTAGGTTTACTCGTTGTGTTCGGATCATTTTCGTTGTTTATACTAATAGCTAAATGTTTAGCTCCAGTCGATATGGCTTTTGTTCTAACGTAATAACATAATGATTTTAAACCCATTTTCCATGCATGGAAATGACTGGATGATAGTTTTTGTATACTTGGGTTTTGAAAGTAAATATTCATTGACTGTGATTGGTCGATGAAAGGTGCTCTATCAGCCGCCATATTTATTAACTCTTTTTGTGATACCTCCCAAATGGTTTTGTATTTATCCATTAGATGTTCTATCCTACTAACCATTTTGTCGTATTTTTTTGAATCTGGCGACACTGGTATGTATTTATTAAAGTTTATATTTTGTATAGAACCCTCGTTCATTATTATATCGTTTTTAAATTCTTCTGACCATATACCTAGGTCTTCAAAATCTTCTATTAAGTATTTGTTAGCAATCAGAAATTCACCACCAACAACTCTTCTGTTAAATAGATTTGAACCTATCACTTCGGTCATTTCATAAGAACCAGTTATTTTAGCTGAAGAGGCTACTGGCATCTGAGCCGTGAATAAACTATTACATATACCGTGTTCTCTAACAGACTCTTTAAGGCCTTCCCAGTCCCACATAAGATCGCTTTGATCTATACCCCACATATCAAATTGAAAGTTGGATTTAGACATTGGTGATCCTTTAAAGTGTTTATACGGTTTGTATCCACCAGACTTACATAACTCATTACTTTCTGTTACAGCGGCAAAGTATATAGTTTCGAATATCCTTTTATTAAGGTTTTTAGCTTCCTCTGAAGTGAAAGTATAATCCATTAAAAAGAAAGTGTCGGCAAGTCCTTGTACACCTATCGCTATAGCTCTTTGTTCTAGACCACCTTTTCTACCTTTATCTGTAGAGTATGCGTTAATATCTATAACTCTGTTTAATGCTCTAACTATCTTTCTAACCTCAGTATTTAATAACTCGAAATCGAATGTTTTTTCTTTAACGTAGTTTTTTATAACCGTTGAAGATAATGTACATATAGCGGTAGTTTCTTCATCAGTAAATTGATATATCTCATTACATAGGTTAGATTGTTTTATAACACCTAAATTTTGATGATTAGTCTTCTTGTTCGCATTATCCTTTGAACATAAGTATGGTACCCCAGTTTCAACTTGGGATTCGATAACTTTGCTCCATATATCTTGAGCTTTAACCTTTTTCCCTATACCCATTTCAACCGCCTTGTTGTAATTTTTTTCATATTCTTCACCGTAACATTCTTGTAGTGGTTTTAAACCAGCTTTTATGATGTCATTAGGGCAGAATAAATACCAATCACTATCGTTTTGTACAGCCTCCATGAAGTTGTCTGGTATCCATAATGATGTGAATAAATCTCTAGCACGCAATTCTTCAGCGCCAGTGTTCTTTTTTATATCTAATAGATCCACAACGTCTTTGTGCCATGGTTCGATATATATTGCGGCACTACCTGGTCTTCGACCTTGTTGGTTGAAGAATCTTAGGGACTCATTAACAATCTTTAGGTATTTTAACAACCCTCCAGAAAACCCTCCTGATGTACTAATTCTACTTTCTTTACTACGAATGTTTGACATACACAGTCCGATACCAGCCGCATCAGCTGAGTATACAGATATATCTCTAAGACTATCTAATAACCCGTCTCTAGAGTCTTCGTTGTTGTAATGTAGTACACAAGAAGCTAATTGTGGTATCTTGGTACCAGAGTTTATCATTATTGGTGTAGCTGGCGATATTAATTGATTAGATAAAGATTCATAATATTCTACAGCTTCCTCGAAAGAGTTGGTTACCCATATAGATACACGCATGTACATATGTTGAGGTCTTTCTACGTGAACACCTTCAGATGTCTTGGTTAAGTACATTTCGTTTAATGATCTCCATGCGAAGTAATCAAACCTAAAATCTCTTTCGTGGTCTATAACATTATCAACTTTATCACATCCGTATTTATTCAATTTTTCCATAAACGTATCGTTTATGATCCCATCCTTATTCAAAGTTTTCATAGTCTCTGAGAAACTAGGGTTTGTATCTTTGTGGTACGAAGATATAGCTATATTAGCAGCCATTTTACTGTAATCGTAGTGAGTTCCAGTGTATGAAGCGCATATCTCAGCTAATAACTTATCTATCTCCTTGGTTGTAACGGTACCTTCATTGGGTAGTGACGTAATACCTTTGATAAATATTTCGTCAGAATTAACCTTCAACCCTTTGGTTGCTTTTTTTATCCTGGATAGAATTTTTGTTGGGTTGAAGGACACCTCTTCCCCATTACGTTTTTTTATTTTCATATAATTTTTGTTAGTCTTAATTAATACTATTCTATTCTAAAAGTCGTCAGTGAAACTTAATTTCTCGTTAAGCTTGGCTTTTTGATACTCTACTGTCCTAGATTCAAAAAAGTTACCTTTTGTTTCGACAGCGATTTGCTCCATGAATTTAAAAGGTTGTTCGACATTAAACTCTTTTTTACAACCAAACTTAGCCAGTAAACCATCTGTAACGAACTCAAGATATTGTTTCATCATATTAGAGTTCATTCCTATTAAAGATACTGGTAGAGATTCTGTTATGAACTCCTTTTCGATCTCTAAAGCAGATAATAGTATCTCTTTAATCCTTTCTTCAGGTAATTTGTTTACGACATGGTTATTACTTAAGTGTATAGCGAAATCACAGTGTAGGTTTTCGTCTTTAAATATCAAGGTATTCGCATTACATAGACCCTGCATTAAACCTCTCGATTTTAACCAGAATATAGAAGCGAATGACCCTGAGAAGAATATACCTTCCACGGCAGCAAAAGCTACTAATCTCTCTTGAAAAGATGATTCTTCGATCCACTCTAGTGCCCATTTAGCTTTCTTTTGTACAGCTGGTAGATTTTCTAAGGCATTGAAACTATCCATCTTTTCTTTATGGTCCGATATGTACGTATCTATTAGTAAAGAATACATTAAACTATGAATGTTTTCCATAGCGATCTGTATTCCGTAGAAGAACTTAGCTTCTGGGTATTGAACTTCTTTTAAAAAGTTTTCGGCCAGATTCTCGTTTACTATACCATCAGATGAGGCAAAAAATGATAATATGTTTTTGATAAAATATCTTTCGTTATCTGTTAAACTTTCCCAGTCTCTTATATCATTTGATAAGTCTACCTCTTCAGCTGTCCAGAACGCTGCCTGATGTTGTTTGTAATATTCCCATATATCGTTGTATTCTATAGGGAATATTACGAATCTATTAGGATTTTCTTGTAAAATTGGTTCTTTCATAAAATTTGTTTTTTGTTGTTTAAATAAATATGTGTAAATATAGTATTAAATTTACAATCCCCTAGAAATTTCTGTAATTTCTTTTTCAACATCGTTGTTCGAATTAACTATCTCTTTTTGTAAATAGTTCCTAAGACCCTCTAGTTTCTTGGCTCTTTTCTGAGATTCAAAGCCGTTTTCTGTTAATAAGTCTTCAGTATCTATAGATATCGTTGAATTATCGAATTTACAATCCTTAAATATCATACCATCATCGCCCATCCTATTTTTTAAGATAGATATTGTAGCAACTTTTTGTTCTTTTTGCTCTAAAGTTTTACCGATACTCATTATGAAGTGTGCTATTTGAGCTTTCTTTAGGTTACCACCCATATTTTCTGTCTTCACCACCTCAATACTCGTAGCACTTCTATTACCCTGAGTTGCTGTCCATGCCGCTACGTTCATCTCTTCGACCATAGTTTCAAACTGTCTCATAACCTTACCTTCATTTGACCATTCTTCGGAACCAGAGGTGGCGTTATCCATAGATAAACAATCTATATAATCTAAAACTAATATATCGACTTTTGAACCTTTAGAGTTAATCTTTTTGATAACGTTCTTTATCTTACTTATTGTAGTACCATCTGATGGTAATTTCTGTAGATATAGTTGGTTATTGTTTCTCTCTTTTATAGACTTTATTTGTGAATTGATCACCTCTTTATTCTCATGTAATTCACTTAAGGGTATACCAGTAAGTGCTGAGAAGTGTTTTCTTTGTATCGCCTCTTCTTTGTCTTCGAAAAACACTTGTAAAACGGTTTTACCATCTAAAAATGCACTACTAGCTACTTTTGTTAAGAAGGTGGTTTTACCCACACCTAATGGAGCTATCACCATGGCTAACTCACCTTTAGATAAACCACCTTTAGTGATGTCATCTATACCGCTTATCCCAGTTGGTATTGGTGCTCTGTACTCTTCAGATAAAACATTTTCGATATTATCAAAAACTAGTATCGGATCTTTTTCGTCTTTAAATGTGATAGCATCTTTAATCTTCTTCTCTATCTCATCGTAATCAGAAATGATACCGCGATCTAATTTGATTTTAACCTCATTTATAACGTTTTTTATAGATTGTAACCTACAAAACTTTCTAGAGTTACTCTGAACATTAAGGTTACCAATCTTACACATCTCTATTTCAGCTGAAGTATCTATTAGCTGAGCTCTTAGAGCTTCGTGTTCTGGTGGTACTTCTTCTTTTATTAGAATACCCAGTGCTTTGAAGTTGGGTAATACATCGTGTACGTCATGATACCTTTTTATTAGGTGTATAATTTTCTTAAACGCTTCCGAAGGGAAGAAATCTGGTTTTATTATATCAATAATAGACTTCCCAAATTTATGATCTGTTACTATTTCATTTAATAATTGTATTTGGAAATCCTTCCCTAAATCTTCGAAACTACTTATTGTATGATTCATTTATTTTATTTTATCTTATTGTAAATCCATCTCTATGTTGTAACCCATGTATTCTGTCTCAAGGTATTTGTTTGGTGTACACAAACATTTTTGTATTTTAGTTATCAAATCATATATATGACTTCTAACGTCTACAGTGTACCTAATTTTAACTGGGTATATAGTGGCATCCCATTCTCTATAAGCTATAACTTTGTCTTCTCTTTTAACTACGATTCTTAATTTATCATCGGAACCATTTTGTTCGTAGTTAGGGTTTTCGTAGAATTTACGTTGGTTTTTATTAATAAAATCAACACTTCTTTCTTTCAACACCTCTTGTATCAATTCCATGTTCTCATCCATTGCTTCTTTGAAGTTGATTGAGTTGATGGCTCTTTTATTAAAACCTATAATATCAAAGTATCTCTGCACTATTATATTATCATTTAGGTATAAGGTAAACCCAAATTTTCTCTGTTCGTTTTTCTTGTTCATATTAGTTTTTTTTATCTAATTTATAAGCGTTTTCTTCTTTCTTTATAATAGTAATAAATGATGACCAGAAAACAAAAAAATTATCATCATTTTTAGGTAAAAAACTCAATAATTCGTCCTCTTTCATCATTTCCATAACTTTTTTGATTCCACCTCTACCTTTTGGTGATAAAGTCTCACTGACCATCTCCTTAATAGACGTTTTTAGTTCTTCTGTTATGTTTGGTTCTTTTAGGTTTATTATTTTATTCATAACAGAAAAATAATCGTCACCGTAAGTACCCCATTTGGTTTCACCATTTAATATAGCTTTTAACCCGTTGTCGTTTGGTTTCTCCTCTAACAACTCTTTGGTCCTATTTATAACCCAATTATAATCGACTGGTACGTCTTTTATTTCTGGGAAGTATTTAAGTACCTTTTTCTCACCAATATTCTTAACACCAGAAATGTTATCACTACTGTCACCAGCAATCATCTTAATAATACCTACATTCATGTGGTGATAATCAAAGTAAGACTTAAAATTATCTTTATTAATCATGACTCTAGCTTTACTAATGGTTAACTGAACCTTAGTGTCGTCATCTAAAAGTTGCAACAAGTCTCTGTCGTTAGTGTATATAACTTTGTTCTCACCTGGTGAGTTCATACAATAATGAGCTATACCATCGTCAGCTTCGCACCCATCTACCTCTACTTGTCTTATCGATAATTCTTCTAAGTATTGTTTGATTCTGATTCTCTGTCTATCTAGGTCGAACCTTTCGCCGTCATCATACTTATCATTTCGGTTCATCTTATAGTAAGGATAATAACCTTTTCTATAATCTTTAGAACCTTCACCTTCCCAAAATACAACTACCTTAGTTACGGCATAGTCTTGATAAAATCGTTTTATAGTGTTTATAAAATGATATATAGCGCCAACACTACCATGTTTACCTTGCGTATGTTTAGCTCCGTGAAATCCCTGCTTTAGTAAGTACTCACCATCAATAAGTAATGAATTAATGGTGGTACGCCTATTTCTTGTGGGTTTATTAATTTTCATCCGTTTGTAAATCGTAATCGTTTGACCCTAATGTCTCTGCCCAGTAGTCAGAATACTCTTTTTTATATTCAGCGATAGATTCTTTTGTATCCACTATAAATCCATGTGGTGTTGCTATTATCCTACCGTCACCGTACCCTAAACCATTAACATGATTTTTTAACACACCTATCTTAGTTCTGGTAGCGAATTTAACTTTACGCCCGTTTTTAGTTGCGTCTATCTTGCTGGTACCAGAATTTTTCTGATTACCAAATAAATATATCATTGTAGAGTTTAGCCATAACGCTTCCCCACCTTTAGCTTTAACTCTAGGTTGACCGAAAGGGTTGTCGGGTAGTTCTACCCATGGTTGGTTAATTACCACCATAGTGTTAGTGTATTCGGAAGTTTCTTTTCTAGTACTGTTGATTCTTTGGTTTATACCCATACCTATCTTCTCTGCTAATACCCCAGCTGTATGTTGTTTACCACCTTTGCCATCAAAAGTCATTTTACAAGGTACGGAACCTACTGAATCCCAGAAAAATACTAAGTCAAAAGGTATATCCCCTTTAGCTTGGTCATCTAACAACTTGTTAATGTAGTCCGTTATTTGTTCTATATAGAAGAAGTCATCTCTATAAAAGAACTTACCACCCCATTCTCCAGTTGTAGGGTCTTGATCAACATCTAAGCCCATTAGTTTCGCGTGACTGAAATCCCACTTTTTTTCTGTAACTAAGAATACTGGTACGGCACCCCTTTTCTGAGCATCGATAGCGGCTAAGATTAGAGCTGTTGTTTTTCCAGTATCTGAATGACCTAAGAACATGTTTATATGACCAGTTGCGGGTCCTGGTGTTCCTGTCATTTCTAAGAATGCTGGACCACAATTTAAAAACGAGTCTGGTTTGTATGTTGTTGAGGAACTATATTTGTTTCTCATATCATCGAATGAGAATTCTTTCTTTTTTACTGCCATTTTTTATATATTAATTTGTTAAAAAAAATGTGTGGGTATATAAAGGTATACAACTACCATTTAGGTACCCACACATTGTGTTATTAAAGCTACTAGAACGGTAAGTCACTTATATTTAATTCAGCTTGATTAGCTGGTTCTGTTTGAGTGGCCGTTGTTGTAGATTCTGCTGTTGTTGTAGATTCTGCTGTCACTGATGGTGCAGGCGTTTCGTAAGTTGTTTTTTCTACTGGTGCCTGAGCTGATTGATAACTAGTGATACCTTCTTCAGATTTTTTAACGAATTTTTTAGCCTCAGCATCCCACATAGGTTCAGCACCTTCTGCTACTAATAATAAGTAATCTTGTGGTTTTTTTCTAAATACGTCTGTCCAAACCATAGGATCTTCTAGGATCTGTACCGCTTGATTCTCATCTTCACTTAACTTAGACTCTCTATCTGGTATGATAGAAGAAACTTTACTATAACCAACTTTATTATCTCTAGATTTATCCCTAATGATAGAGATTGAGATATCGAAACCTTCAAATGGGTTCCAGAAAGCTCCGTATTTCTTAACTAGAGGTGCGATTTTGTCCATGATACCTGAACCATCTTGTACGGCTGGGAATCTCCAGAACTTAACACCTTCATCTTCTTTACCTCTTTCAATACATCGAACTATGAAGTATTGTCTAGATCTATAACTGTTAGCTGTTTTTCTGTCGTCAGAATCACCAGTGTTCATAAGATATTTGTACGCATCATTAAGAGGTGATGGTTCGTTATCTTGTGCTGGGTCGTAAAGTTTAGAATAACGTTTTCCGATTTTTAAGTTGTGGAAATATCCAACTTTGTACCATTTTGTGGGATCATCTTGGTTAGGTAGTATCCTAATAGATTTTTCTCCTTGATTTTCACCGTCTTGTAATGCGATAGTGAAATACTTTTTTAAATCAACGCCAGTTCTGCGTGTAGATTTTTCAGCTGCTTGAGCTTTAGCTTGTTCGTAATCGGCCAGAGTATCTGTTGCGGCCTTGCTCCAATCAATCTTTTTGTAATCAATCATAATTATATTTTTTAATGTTATGGTACAAACCTAAACAAAAAAACTACAATAAACAAGAATACACTTAAAAAATATTTGGAACAAAAAAAAACCTCCGTATTAGAGGTTTTTAAATTCACTTATTTCTATCGTTGTTTAGAAAATAGATTTATACACCTTTACTCCGTATACTAACAATCCTTTTTGAACCCCAGTAGAACTAGAGTCCTCTACGGACGTCACCTGTATGGATGTTATAGGCATTTCAGTTAACCCTATCATCGATAATACGACATTAGAAACTCCGTTTATTTCCACTGTTACTGTATCATTAACATTACCACAAGGTAGTATAGAATAATACCTAATATTGTAATCATCGTTATCAATTTCTGTTAATGGTGGGTCACCAGCTGTTATATAGGTAGTCACTACCTCTTGTTGTAATCCGTTATTTCTCATATCAATAGTTACTTACTTTTATTTATTGTTTATCCCCAACGTTGTTAAAACTGTGTTTTATATCAACCTCATTGTAATCGTTAACCAGGTTGTCCATCATTGAAAGTTTATCTGGTCTACCCTCTAAATCGGTTTGAGTTTTTGGTCCCATATCTTCTAGGTATTCATCTTGAGTCACGCTAAATGGGTAAGAGTCTTTAGCTAAAGCTGCTCTTCTTTCTTCTTCAGTTTGTGGTCTCATTAACTCAACTTCTTTAGATAATTTTTGCATTTGTTGTACTAAAGAATCCATTTTTTCTAAATTCTTTTCAACATTACTAACCTTGTTTATCATGTCTTCTATCTTAGAAGAGGCATTAGTTATTTTTTCTATAACATCGTCAGTTTTGGTATTCATCTCTTTTGCTGATGTGACTAAATCAGTTACATCAACCTCTATATCACCATCTTCATTTGTTGATTCAGCATCATCTACCATTTCTTCTTCTGGTTCATCAACGCTTTCGGTATCGTCTACCATTTCTTCTTCTGGTTCAACAATATCTTCAGCATCATCTACCATTTCTTCTTCTGGTTCAACAACACCTTCAGTATCATCTACCATTTCTTCTTCAGCTTCGTAAAATTTGTAATGTTTACCTTCTTCTAATGTATATGATAAAATATCGTTATATCTCGATACTTCTTCTGATAAAACTTTCTCTTTTTTTATGTTCATCTTAAAAATCTTTTGTTTGAATTACTTATAGGGGTTTCTTCTCTTAATAATTCCCTACCGTCTTCTAGTACTAATTTTTTTTCTATCAAAGTTTTTTCTATTAAACCATCTTTAGTTTTAATATAACAAACACCATTTAAATCACAAACTTCTTCACCTATCTGTGGGTTATTTTGATTACCCAGAAAATTATCTAATTTATTTCCAATATTATCCATAATTGTTATTTCTTATAAATATAACGAATTTTATTAAAGTGTTGTATAGTAATTTAATATTAAAAACTATTACTACCTAAGTCCCAAAATGTTTGTAGTGGTGGCCCATAAGTTATATTATCTGTATAATTATACGACCACCCATATACGTTATCCCTTGATTTTCTCTGAACGAATTTACCTCGTCCATCTGGATTTAAATTAGCATTTCTAGAGGTAACACTTCCTTCACTTTCTGCCTTGAAATCGGTTCTACCTTCGATTAATTGTTTAGCCTTATTTTGGTTAGTGGTGTCTTTAAGCGCTTCCCATGTTTCTTTAAGTACCTTAGTTGCGGTAGCTATTGGGTCTGAGGATTGTTTGTATTTTTTTTCAGCTAACGCTTTTATGGCAGTAGCTTTATCTTTAATATTAGCAAAATTTTGTGAAATCTCACCTGTTCTATTAGCGAATGCTGGTGCGTATGAACCTTTAGATTTGATTACTTCGGAAATTGTGGGTTTATACATTGGTGAACCAACTCTATTGTATATTGATTGTGCGACATCAGCTCTGCCTTGTGGATAACCATCTTCAAGTGCACATATAGCTAATAGCGACCAAAAATCGGCAGTATTGCCAGTTTGGATTGACCCAGGTGTTGCTACATTGCTACCTGTTGTTGTGTTAGTAGTTTTTGGTTTGACTCTTACTACAGCAAAATACTTAGTATCTTTTATTTTACCGTTTTCTAGGTTTATTGCAGTACTCCCTATTTTTTCACTCAAATTACCTCCAATAGTGTAAGCTTTATTGTTTTCAATTCTAACCACTATATCACTGTGACCATCGCTGCCTTTTACTACAGTGCTTAACCTATGGTTGGTACCTCTATTTTTATATACTATGTCACCAACACTTAGTATAGCCTCATTAGCTTTGTAAGCCTTAAATTCATTTAAGTTGTTGTCTCTTATATCAACTAAAGATGTGTTATGGAAAGTTGATTCTGGGAAGCTAGAATACCCAGATGTTTTCATAACGTAACCAATGAAAGCTGAGCTCCAAAATTTCTTTGTGTCTATGAATTCTTCGGCCTTAGTGCCTGTTACACCTACTGACTCCCACATTTTAGTTAATATTGGTCTAAGTCTTGGGTCGGTTCCTTTAATACCTTTATAGTCTTCATATAGTTTTTTAGCTAATTCGACATGAGGTAAAGCTGTTGATGAGTTATTGTTGTTACTAGAATTAGCCTGTGGTGCTATATAAATATCATCACCGCTAGTTAGTTCTATAGTTGCGTCACGAATAGTCCAGTCTCTTAGTATATCATCACTATCACCCGTATCTTCACCGTAGTTAAATTTACTCAAAAAACTGTGTTCTTTTAATGTAAGTGTATCATCAGGGGTTGTTTCGTCCGACCTAACTATACTGTAGAAAGCATCGGTTTTAGTCTTACCTATACCACCAAGTGACACTATGTAGTGATCCTGGTGTGTTTCACCCGAATTTGGTAAAGAATATGGGGGTCTAGTATTACTTCTAGCCTTGATCCACTCAAAAGGCCCATTTTTGTCGTGACCTATAGTTGCGTTTGATTCGTAATTTATGTAATTATCATAAACATCAAATTCTTCAGAATAATATTCCGTTATAACCCATTTGGTGGGTATTTCTTTGTAAACGTTTGTGGTTGTAATACCACCATTATTCAAAATATTTGGTGCTGTGGTGCTTTTTCTAACGTATATGTATTTCCTATCACTACCTATGAAGTAGTCATAAACAGTACCGTATAATATATTAGTTTGGATTCCATCTCTATAACCCTCAACTGGTCTACCGTTAAGGAACTGATCACCTATATCATCGTCGGCCTTTACTTTGGCCAACTCATTATTAAATGCAACATCTTCATTCAAAGGACCTAAACTACCGTCTGAATTTATGTCAGCCCATTTATTACTTTGTTCTGCTTTTCTTATCACATTAAAAAATAATATGGATGATGTTTGAGGATTTGGTGGTGTACCGTCTGCCTTAGTCTTTTGGTAATCAATCTCATCTGCTTTATGTTGATTTATGTATTTATAGTTTTCTGGTAACCCACCTGGTAGAAACCAGTGTGTGTTTAAATCATAGATAGATACACCCTGACCAAGGTACTCATTATTGTTTGGCTTTTCGTTAAACCACATGTTAGCCCTAGTTGTACTAGTTTTATAATCGGCCCAATTAGCTGGTAAATCGTCTTCGAATGTTATCTTAGGGTTTGTTGAGTCGTTAGTTAAGTATCCGTTACCAGAACTGGGGGTCATTAACACTGTTTTGGGTTTGTAAAACTCATTCTCCGTTATCGACAGATAGTTTAATAGTTGGGAAGGGTTGTCACCTAATCTGTAAGCTTCATTCAGCATGGTTTCGGCTAAACAACCTTTTCTGTAATAACCGTCTATTAGTTGACTTAATGATATATTTTCTAAAGGCTCTATCTTATGGTATAAATCAAAAACTAAAATATCAGCCCAATATGGCGCTGAATTTTTTAAATTCCAACCACTAACATTATTTAATTTGCACGCGTTGTTGTGTAGGTAAGATATTATGGTTTTTATTTTAACCGTATCAGTATCATCATTAGATGTCATAAAGTTAATATAGGCTACGATAACCCATGATGCTCTGTAGGGTACAAATTTACCTTCTGAGTCTGGGTTAAGATCTGCGTCTATCCCTTGGTATAGTGTCCCGAAAGGGTCTTTTTCATTTATATTCATGCTTTTATATATTATAAACCTCTGTCTGAGTATATTATCCCTGTAGTTGGTAAAGGGGTTATGTCACTTCTGTTGGTGAACCCAGTTGCTTGTGATGATCTAAAGGCGCTGTTTATTAATTTTTTTATAACAACATTGTTTGCATTTGGTTTCCTTGCGATAGGTTGTCTAACCCCTTTAAATGTTGTGACCATACTATTCGGAGTTATTTTATGACTCACATTTGTTATCCAGTAAGTACCGTAAAATAAAGGTACGTTCCTTAAATAGAAATATGATAAAGGTTGTATGGTCGCATTACCTAAACTAGTTACGGTACACGAATACGACCTACTCTCCATCGCACTAAATAACTTACCTGAAGAAAGTACAACACCAGACGATTTATCTGATAAAGATACTGTTGTTTTGATACTTTCTTCAGTATTCACAAATTCGTCTGTTGATATCTGTATATTTTTAAACATGTTTTGGTTTTGATTAGCGAAATCAACAATAAAAGATGTTATGTTTGAGTTACTTATGTCTGATGGTACATCTTCATTTAATAACCTACCGTTACCATCTACGTCCAATTGACTAGGGTCTATATCTAAACAAAATGTGTTACTAGGGTCGAAAGTTTGTTTCATACCTTTCTTTTTCTGACCTTTTCTTGATATCTCTGAGGTTAATGAACCTAGTTGAAATACGAATGATGGATTTGAGTCCCACATTTCTAAGTCCCTAAATACCCCAAACATGTCGTGAGCTAAATCATAAGGTGATTCATCATTTTTATTTGTTCCGTTAAGGTTTATATATGATGTTAACGGTAGTAATAAAAATTCGTGTTCTGAGGCTAGCATAGATAAAACGCTCCACATGGATTTGTCTGTAGATTTTTTTACATCCATGCTTGAGTTAATGTTTGTACCTAGTATCGCTGATAAGCCACTTATATCCACTAGAACTTTGGAACCATAATCATTATTCCCTCTATCTAGAACACTAGTATAATCAAATAAATCCTTTAGGCGTTTAGTCTTTATGTCTCTATCTTCATCGTATTTACCAAAAGAATCTTCATCACAAAAATCACTTGATTGTACATTGAAGTTGTAGAATAGTGGTTGGTTTAATATTTCGTTAACATCTATATTAGCTAACTCAGCGCTTCCATTTTTTATTAGGTTAGTGTTCTTTAAGTCTATGTTTTTAAAAGATACGTTTTTATCGTATAGGGTTTTTATTCGATAGTATGTACCAGCCTTTACATCTTCGTCCCCAGATTTAAAATCACTATAAGTGTTTTCCCCTGAATCCACAAATTGGTCTATTTTAGTTAACGTATCATGTAAATGACTCATCGATGAATCAAATAACTTTATTGTATTATTTACTGTTTTTTCATTGAAGGTCTTAATCCATTCATCGAACTTATCACCCATATCTAAGTCGCTAACCGCGTTTATTAGGTAGCTCTTAGTCGATACGGTTTCGTAAACACCGTTTACTATCTCACCTAATACCAATCGATTATAATCATCATCAATGTCGGTATCTTGATCACCTTCGTTGCCTCTGAAACTGGCCATTAGTTTTTGTCTCACTTCTTTAAATTCGCGTAATAAAGAGTATACTCTTGTTACATTATATTCTGAAGTTGGTATGGTGTACCCTATATAATCTCTTAAGTAGGATAATAGTAACTTTAAGTTACCTTCATTTAATTCTATGTTTAATAAAGTAAAGAAGTTTTTGGTTAACTGAGTTATAACGTTTTTGGTACCTAGTGAAGGGTTTATGAATTTACTATAATATAGATCAAGATAGACGTATTTATCTATCAAATTTTCTATAATTGAAGGATCTTGTGTATCTTGGTTGTATGGTTGTATATCTTGATCACCAAACAATATGGTTCTAAATAATAATTGGTCTCCAACCTCTTTTACGATACTGTTGTAACTCTTTTCTTCTGATGAGTAAGCTATTATCGGGTTAAATGCGAATGAATTTATTTTTATATGTGTTGGGTTACCTCTAGTGTTTTCAACATTTAAGGGACCCATTGTTGAATAATTATTTACTGTTATTTTATCATTAAGAAACTCATCTATAACTACAGAAGCTTTGCTTTCTTGTGCAATTGTTAAACTTGTGTTTAGTAACCTGCTTAACCCAGTTGTTGAAGCGAATTGTATGAAGTGACCCGTATAACCATATAATAGAGCCGATATTTCATTTTTTTCGTATGTTCTACCATGTAGTGTTAAAATACTAGGTAGGTTTTCGTGACCTATAATACACAAATGTTTTAATAGCGATTTAAAATTAAAGCTATTAAATGTTTTGGTGAAGTATTCACTAGTGTTATTGCTACTAAATTGTTTATATAAAGTTCTAAAATCTTCTAATTTATCTATATCAAATATATCAATCATACTTTTAATAGATGACGTTTCGTAATACTCTGCTTTGTCACTAAAGTTAATCAGAGGATTAGTACCCTTATCCCAATTATATTCTCTCCATACAAATTTAAATGTTTTTGGTATGTACAAACCTTTCCCTTTGGGGAAATTCTTAAAGGTTAAATCATTCCCTAGGTCGTTATAAAACCCGTTTTCAGTAAATCTATTCTTGAACTCATCTCCGTATATATCTATATCGTACAAGTAGTTAGTCGTTTCAATTGTGTCTGCTAGGGTTATGTAAGAACCACCCCCATTAATTTCATTACTCTTTATTAAGTATTTGATATGTGACGGTGTTAATCTACCTGTATGTGTAGGTTGGTCAAACCATAATAACCTACTGCTATTCAGTATTAGAGTTCTATTATCGAACTTAAGTCTATGTATTGCGTCTGGGTCTGTCGTGTTAGCTACAATATGTACATCATCGTATCTATCTAAATAATTTATCTTTTTGACAGTAGTAGGGTTACTGAAAGGTGTTTTTGGTTCGTAATATACTGGATCGTAAGGATTTAGATCTACTAAGAATGCTTTGTCGTTCGCGTTGATGTTAGCTGGGATAGTTCTTTTTTTCGTGAACTTATTAATAGTTTCGCTAGGTATTCTAGGTCTATTTATTTCTGTATCTATGTTTTCGTATCTTTGGTAAAACTCCCTTGTGTTACCATACAATAACATATCATTTAATATAGTAGGTTCGTATTCAATGAAGTTCGAGTCCTCGTAATTTAACCCTTTAATGTAGGTAGACAAACTTTTATCATTATCACTTATAATCGTACTTACAACATTTGTCTTTTTATATTCGTAATCATCTTTAGTGGTACTATCATTTAACTTTGTTTCTGTACCACTTGCCGTAAATAAATTATTAACTTCTAACCCACCTCCAGCTCCAGGGTATAAAACGAACACACCTTTGTCATCAACCTTACTTAACTTTCTTGATTTTAATGTGTTACTCTCCGTGTTCCACATATCGGTTAGGAATGTGGTTACTATTCTACTTATATCAGTATAATCACCAGATAAACCTATTATCTGTTTTTGTAAAGACAAACCTAAGTTGTTTATACTAGGTGTTTCTGTTGAGATCCCTATAAAAGAACTTTCGTCAACCAAATACTTTGATAGTATCCTATATTCTTTGTTTGGTCTATTAAAACCTTCGCTTGGCTCTGGTCCGTCTGGGGGATAAATAGAGTATAGTAATAAGGCAACGAAATCTGGTAAATCGTAACTCTCTTCGGTGTTTATAGCTGTCTCCTTAGCGTTCAGGTTATTTACTTCGCATAAAATTTTTAATAGGTCGTAAACTTCTGTCTGAGATGTTTTACCACTTAGGTAATTCACTTTTATTTTAGATAATATTAAGAAGAATTCTATTTTCTTCGTACTTTCTTTATCGGTAAATAAAAAATCATCGTCTAATTTTATTGAGCTGGTTAGATTACCAAACGACTCACTTAAATTAGATAAGTCGAAGTTAAAGTTAGGTGCGTGGCTAACATATGATGTCATGAAATTAACGTTTTGATCGTTATATGTTTTCATGGTTTTTAGTCTACCATTATAGTTACCTATTATATGGTAGGGTATATTATCGGTATTAGGGTTGTTACTTTCTATCGACTCTTTGGGACTCCCATCTAAACCCTCGTCAAATAGAATGTATGACATTGTATTTAGGTAGTTATTAAGGACTCCGTAACCAGATACTGGTATATGTGAGGATATGTTATTACTAACACTATCCATCCTTGATGAATCGTAATTGTAGAACTCACTTCTATGATTTTTTGGTTTATTGGTTGTTTGATACCTATCAGGACCATTAACCATCTTATCTTCTATAGATTTGGGTGTTAATGGTCTTATGAATGGTATAGTTGAAGCAGATAACCCTAGATCGTTGTAAGCGTAAGAACCGTAATGTCTTAATGACACATCGTCATTGTCTAGTATGTCAGAACCGTTAATACCAGTTAACCCATTTATTGTTTTAAAATTTATTGGTTGGTCAGGCTCTTTATAATAATAAGAATCGTACAGGGCACCTATTTTTAATACCATACTTATGGGTAGTTCGACAAGACCTTGTGTTGTCTTGAATAAATTAATTAGATCGTTAATAACTCCATAGTTTATTGAGTTTGGGTTAGATCTAGTGTGTAGTGATTGTATTAATATTTGAGCACTTTTTTCAAAAGACCCAGTCTTGTATTCATTCACTAAGTTTTGAGTGAATGTTGCGTGATTTACCGTAGGGTTATTTATACGCCGATATAGTAGATATAGTGGGGTGGCACCAGGATGTACACCGTTTATTAGAAGGGATTCGTCTTTGAAGGCCTGTGCGTAATCAGTAAAGGTTTTAAGTAATTTACCGCTTTGGGCTTCTGTGTAACTAAGATCCATTAAATCACTAATATTATCGTGATTTAAATTTAAATATCTGTCAGCTAAATATGTCTCTAAAATACTACTCATTATAAATTTATTTTACTGTATCTAACCCCACTATTATTTTTTTTAGATTGGTCCAATCCTAACATGTTGTCTGTTTTTATTGATAACGCTAACGCATTTGAGTTTTTATCATTAGAAGCAACTTTATTATTTATAGTATAATTTCCTGTAACCTCAAAAAACTTCGGATATTTTTTTGGTTGGTCTCTATAATAACCTAATGGTGTCACCTTGCTAACTGAGTTCTTTAATTTGTCGTTAAGTTTATTGAGTGAAACGGAGTAACCCTCGTACTCATCATGATAATCTAATCCTTTAAAAAATAAAGAGTTTATCCCAGATAAACCACTACTACTTTTTAAGTTTTTGTAATTAAGTGGTTCGTAATCGTATAACCTTTTAAATTCGTTTAAATTAACAGCCTCACCTATTCTACCTTCTATCTTATTATATAGTGTTCTAATTTCTTCAGTATCGTAAGTTGTGTAAGGTTTTATGGATTCTTTAATAGCTTTTATGTGTTCGTTAGATTGATTTATTATTCCGATGTAGTTATTGTTATTACCTCTTTTAGTCACACGGATTTTACAAAAATATTTATATCCTTCCTCACTATCTGCATCATTTATCGAATATATATCGTTAAGGTATTGTTCACGACTTTCTTTAGACGCGATAGCTACTCTCCTTTCTATAAGATCGTACTCGTGATCAACCATTATCTTACTTATACCATCTATATCAACATCACTAACATTTGTGTTTAGAAAACCTAGGTTTGAAAACATTGTTATCTTTTGGAACATCTCGTAATAGGATTCCGACCCTGTTTGTTTTATGTTATAGTAGTCTAGATTGTTTTCAACTAACAGTGTCGATAATAACCCGAATTTTCTATCAGACTCTACATTTGTGACTTTAGGTATACTATCTTTATATTCGTAGCTATCTAAAGAATCGCTATCCATTCCTGATATCTCTTTTAATCTATCTAGTGCTCTGAATATTTCTTCTACGAATTGGACTTCGAACCATTCCTTTGTGTCGGTATTACCAGGATACCTTTTTTGTATTAAGGTATCTTCTGTTTCGGTATTGTATTTTTTCTCGTAAAAATTTGGGAACGGATAATACCCACCGTTTATAGTTTCACCAAATTTGTTTTGTAACTCTCTTCTGTAATAATCGTCTTCTAGTTGTTTGGCCGAGTTTAGACCAACCAAATTTAACATAGATAAAAACGCTTGCATGTTGTTCATTAGTATTCTAATGACATTTGACATATTAGGTACATAACCTATCTTTTCTTTTAAATTAAGTGTGAAGTTATCGACCTTTGTTGTTTCTAATTTTTGGTAAAATTCATTTAGAGTCTTTGTTAGTAAATTATGTAGTTCTTTGAAGTGTTTAAATGTATAATATACTTTACGTAAAGATTCCTCTGTTTTTGTGGTTGTTAGGTTGTAACCAAATAACTCGTCATTAATTAACGTATAACCAAGTGAATCGGTACCATTTTTTCTTTGTGTTACCTCGTTGATGTACTTTGATGGGAATATAGCATTTTCATTTTTTAACACTTTATCTAAAATAGATTCTTTAACCTCTTGATCTAAATCATTTTCTATACTACTTATAGCTTGTATATAGTTATATATCTCAGAAAAAATACCGTTTAAATCATATATGGTGTGTAGTGTATCCCCCCCACCAATTATTTCGTTTATGAAGTCTAATCTTAAATAAAAAAGTGGTGATTCGTTGTCTTCTGTGTTTGGTTTTATGGTGTATTCTTCAGTATTACCACCATAATCCCCAGACTCTATATCTTTAATTCTTAGATAACTAAACTGTTCGCTTAAAGCTAAGGATAGAGATGTACTTTTAATTGAATTTTCTTTTATTACACTTAATTCGTTAGCTAAGCTTAATGAATTATAATCTAAAGCATCTTTAGCTCTAGATAAATCCTGTATTGAAGGGTATTTAGTAAATTCGTATTTTTTATACTCAAGACTATCTTTACCATACAGTTTTTCATAATTTTTGTTTTGTTTTTGATAAAGTCCTTTGAGTATCCTTTTACCCAGGTAATCGTTATTAGTCCCATTTTTAAGGTACATATATGGTGCTACCTGAGCATAAGCCATTAAGAAATTGTTATATACAGAAAAAGTTCTGGATAAGAATTCGGCTTTTATTACATAATTACCGCTGGTTGAGTCAAATGTTGTTGAAGTTTTTGTCATTGATAGAGGGTACTCTATCGCTTTACCGTAATACCCTTTAATAGTTAACGTAAAAATAGGGTACGGGAATCTGTAAAATATGTTATAAGGGTTAGTATCATCATCACCCCTTTCTAAAAGGGTACGACCTTGCACATCAATAAACTCGACTTTTATTATGGGTACTAAGCTAGCGTTGTGGGTTACATCTATGTTTGATATACCAAAAGTTTCTGGATCATAGAAACTATCTTTGTTTTCGTTTGAGGTGAAATACTCTGACCATCCAGTGGTAAATTTGTTTTTAAACCCATCAAAGTTAATATCTCCATTTGGACCTTTTTTGGAAGTTTGTAATGGGTTGAGGAAATTAACCCCTACCTTACCTATAGTTATCGTTTCTTGGTTTGCACCATCGTTATCTATTATCGAACTATCTGGGTTTAGTCTAGCTGTAATATTCGCATACATCACTAGGTCCTCTTGTTTTACATACCTAGGTTTAATAGCGTTTTCTGAATCTACTAACCTGTTAGGGTCTACAACAAATATACCGTTAACTTTTTCGTCAGGTTCACTTGGGTTTATAGACTTTTTATCCCTCTTACCGAAACTGGATAATATTTTTTCATCGTAATTACTCGCCATAATAATCTATCCTATTTTGTAGCTTGGTCTCGTACTCGTTTAGTGTTTGAGATAAAGGGTAAGGTATTCTTATTGTTGTGTTATTAGGTATCTCCCATTCTGATGATGCCACGTCTGTGTTGGCCATTAATATTAACCAACCATAATATGGTGCTGAGTAATATTCTTGACTTAGTTTATCTAGACGTGATTTACCACTTTCATATACCGTAAAAAGATCCGTAGATTTTTCAGTTAATTTTATGAACGGTGTTGACACCCTTTTCTCGTCTGAGATTAGCGTCTTGTATCTATTGAAATAATTTAATGCCATGAGTACTATATATTAATTTATTACCCCTCTGATTCATCTTCCTCAGGTTTTTTATACACTTCGGGGTATTTCTCTACCAACTGATTTAATTTCGTTGTCTTTTCTTTTATTTCTTCCTTAGGTTCTAAAGTAGAAGTTGAGTTAATAATAAGCTTTTCTTTGTGATTTGTAAAGATATCTAAGTTTTTAACTATGGTCGGATCTAGTTTACTAGTTTCTCTCATTAGAAGTGTATAGTCTTCGGTACCACCTTTAGTTAGTTTATTATTAATCTCACCTGCCGTAATTAGTGTTGTTGAAGTATTTTCGAATAGGTTTTCATTTATGTTTTTACATGTTTTTTCTATTGACTCATTGTTGTAGTTAAATAAGTTTGTCATATCTTCTTTACTAGCATCTATGAATTTACCGAATAGGTTAAACGTATCGTCCAATGTCTTTCTAATCCTCTTCTTTTTTCGTTCTATATAAGTTCTGCTTTTCTTAACATTACTTTTTATGTTCGTTGGTACTGATGGGTCGCTAAATATGGCGTCTAACGCTTCTGTGTGTCTAGCTTTGTTTTTAAATAGCTCGTGTATGAATTCTAAGAATACAGTTTCTAGCATTGCAGACATTTTAATTGTGTTACCTGACCCTATTTCACCAACGATATTTAAGTATATTTCTTTTTTATTGGCTTCTGGTAATGCGGATACGAAGGCATCGTTTACAACAAATTCATAAACTATCTTTTTATTTAAAGAATCTAATGTATCCCCTAATTCTGAACTAACATCGTTAAACATATAATAATTTAAATCCGTTAATCTTTCACTAGGTTTTTTGTTATCACCGTAATAGAATAGTAGTTTACTCATTTCTGTTGTACCAGATGTTGTACCAGATGTTGTACCAGATGTTGCACCAGATGTTGCACCAGTAATAGTAAAATCATTTAATTGTTCGTTAAATTCGTATTCTGGTGTATATGTTAAATCTAGGTCTTTAAGTCTGGATTCTAACTCGTCAGACATCATTAAGTCTATCGTTTTATTACTGAAGTCAAATAATTCGTAATTTAGTTTCTCCCAAACGTATTTCATTTTATAGTCACCAGTTTTAAACGAATTATCACTAACGCTAATTACATCACCTTGTGGGTTTCTCATTACTAAGTCGTTAGCTGTAGTTTCTTTAGTTGTGCTAGTACCGTATTGACCAGGGTTAAAAGAAAATGGTGTGTCGAAAAAATAACTTTTACCACTATTCTTTATATCAGTTCTGCTAGATAGTTCTATTGATTTAGGTAAGTAGTTCTCAAAATTGTATTGGTATGGTAAAGAAAATCTATCATCGTAACCAAACTCTTTAGATATACGATCCATATTCCTTTCGTACTCGACTTCGGTCCACGTATAATCATCAAAGTAATCTGATGATGAGTAACTATTTACTTGTTGTTTAAAGAAGTATAGCCCGTTACCTAGTGATAAATAATCCTCTAATCTTAGTGTTGATCCGCTATTCCAATTTAGTTCAGCAGCTCTTTTGTATAGGTTATCCACTTCGTAGAATTTAAGTTTTTCGGCACCAAAATAACCTAGCGTTTTGTATTCTGTGTAAGGGTCGTAACCAAATATTTCTTCTGACCCAGTGTTTAGTTCCTTTCCGTTTGGTATAACTTCATATAGCTGGTTTCTACCGTCTTTGGTTTTTCTTACATCATACCCGTATGTTGGTAGTGATAGACCAGCTATTATTACCCCCATTTTAGCAACTTTATCCTTTACATACTTATTATTCTCTTCTATGTGTTTTGTTAACATAGAGTAGTAATTATTAAACTCATTATTCAAGTAACTTCTAAACGCTATACGATGGCTATCATCTAGATCCGTATAGAAGTTATTAAAAGTATTTAATGATGGTTCCAAATTTTTGTCCCATATAGCTAAAGTATTTAACGCTATTTTTGTCTTAAACTCTTTAGCGAAATTATCCATTATATCTTTATATATTTTATTGGATATCGTAGTTTCTTTAAAGTATATCCCTCCAGTTTCAGAATATGCATCTGACCTATTGTTTGTGTAACCATTAGTTAGGTTTCCTGGGTGGAATTTGGTGCTAGAACCGTTGTCACCTAATGCTTCAGAACTTTTTGCTGTAAAATTGTAAGGTAAACCTAAACCATCACCCACCTTAAACATGTATTCTTGTGGGTGTAAATGTAGTTTCAACGCCTCGAATTTATAGACGCCCTTAAAGTAATTATCTTTTTGTTTGTTGAATAGGTTACCTAATTCAATATACCTTTTGCTCTTCGCTATATTGTTAAATATTTCAGCATAAGTAACCCCGTCATTTAAAGTATCACCACTAACCCTATTAATTGAATCTGATGTACTATCTTCTTCTGAAGTACTTGAGCTATAAATAATAGAGTTAATTATATCCTCTTTATTTTCAGATATTTTTGATTGGTAATTTTTACCGTTTAACATATCTACTAATACTCTGTAAGGTTTACTTTCAGAGGAAATAGGTGATTCCTGTTTAAAATCAACTAAAGAGAAGCCATCTTCTTTTACGGTTAGTTCTGTCGCAGAGCCTAAAACTAGTGAATTAGTATATTCACCGAATGTTTGGTATAGCTCTGAGAATAGACCATCGTACTTTATCTCGTACCTTTGCATGTAGTTTCTACCGTACTCTTCTCTAAAAGAGAATTCACCGAAATTAGAGTGATCTATTTCAGTCCAATATTTAGTGTTTGTTGGGTCAGGATTACTTGGTTCGGTACTATCAACTATTTTTATGTTATTTCTAACGTAGTATTGACCTTGCCATATAACACAAGACTCTTCGTTATAAGAAGTTACTGAAGGGTCATATGCTTGAGCCCTAATTAAATCATTATAATATGTACCACCAGCTAATTTAGGTAGTAATCTTTTACTTATAACACCTATAGTACCTACTGGTATTTCTAAGTTTTCAGTAGATGGTGTTATTAATTCAGCTTTTTTAACTATAGGTATTAAATCTAAACTATTTTGAGCGAAGAAATCCTCCTCTAAATTAATTAAGTCTCTTTCTCTTTGGTCTGTGTTAGCGAATGTTCTTTCATCGTATACATCTGTATTGGCGTAATAGTTGAAAGATAGTGCTGTTTGTAATTCATCAACATATCTCCTTAACCCTTGTCCACCTATGTATTTGAAATTAACGCTTACTTTGGCGATCATTGGTTGTACACCTATACCTTCTGGATTTAAGTCGAATACTAAAGGGTCGTAGCTTATGTTTAAATTGTTTAGTATTATTTTAGTATGGTAGAAATCACCTATTCTTAAGACACAGACTGGTGGTCTACCGAAACTAGTGTTTTTAGCGTCACAACTGTAGTTACCTTTAGGTTTTTGTATAGTTTCTCCTGGCCTCATACATTGTTGTAAGAACGTTAACCTAGCATTTAACCCTTCTGGTGTCATAGAGTGAAATGCTGGTGTGAAGTATTTTAATTTTTGTTTTAAACTATCGTATACAATAGGCGCTTCTTCTGATAAGAATTCGAAATAATCACATTCCGTTAATAGTTTACCTAATATTCTTTGAGCTATTTCTCTTTTAGTTACGTTAGTTTGTACATTTTTAGCCTCAGTAACCAGTGGTGGTTTTTCTTTTGAGGGTAGAGTTCTTTCTATTTTAATATTTCGTTTTCGTAACTCAGTACTGATACCCACTCTTCTACAAAAAGATGCTTGTGGTGATAAATTACCACATATAAGGTCAGCTTCTGTAAGTGGTACCCTTATTTGTTTACCGTTAGCACCGTTTTTTATATTAAGTAAAGTACCAATAAATTGCTTATCTATAGTTACACCTTCTACTTTAAACCCACCCTCTGTTATTTTGTCATAGTCATCATAGGTACCAACCATATAATAAGTGTCGTTAGAACCGTAAGCAACTTTGTAGTATGGTACGCCGTTGTATGTGCTTGGTTTACCGAAATTAGAGATAAATTCTTCACCTGTAAATACGTCTTCCGCGGTTAAACCTAAACCTGAATTACTTGTGTCTAGGAAGAAAATTATTTCTTGTTTTGATACTAATTGGTTTGTGTCTTGCCTGTATATTATAACGTAGTTAGTACTTTCTATTTCGGTAAATAAACTATCTACATTAGATTTGGTTATTTTCACCCCTTCGCTATTACTACATATTATTCTTTCGTTACTTAACACGTCTGTTATAAACCATTTTATTACAGAAACGAATCTTCTAGAAGCTAATTTATCGTTATAATCCTTTATTTTAGTTATTGATTGACCTGGTGCTGAAGGTGATGCGTGAGCTACTACATTTATTTGCATGTTATAATCTTTAACATTATCAAATGATTCTGCTGCTAGGTTAGAGTTTTCACTTTTTATCGACTCATATTGTTCTTGATAACCGTAAGATATCTTTCTGTATGTCTCTCTATCTTTTTCGAAAAAATATTTTGATCCTTCTATCGCTTTTAAACCTATAGTTTGGTCGTATCTAACCCAATTTTCTTCTTTTGCGATTACTTGTGATCCACCCGCTTTAGCTCTTTCGTACCTATGATTTTGTTGGTAGATAGGGTCTGTAGTATCTTTCATTTTAGCTAAACCACTATACACTTCGAAATACTCGTCATAACCTTTAACCTCGAAAGTTTCCTCCTTATATTTTCTTAAAGGTATGTCATTTTCAAAGAAAAGGTTATATTTAGGTACTATAGGGGTTTCAACTTCTGTACCTTCTATGTCTACTGCGGTGCTTTGGAATGAACCACTACTTTCAACTGATTTCCTTATTTTATCATTAGGTAACCTAACGTCTAGGTCACTAATAACTTTCTTAAAGTATTCTATGTCAGAGTCTGTGAACACACCCCATATTCTGGCTAATTCAAATATATCGTACTCCAAACAACCAGCCCAAAAAGCTGCTAATAATTCGTCTACCTCTCCATCTGTTATAGAAGCAAATTCTTTTGATACTAATAGGTTTAGTATTGATGGGTGATCGACAACAATATCCCATGATAACGTACCACTTCTTTCGGTGTTATTGTATGTATATATTGGTTCTGGTCTACCTAAGAACTGGTGTGATGTCCAGTTTGTATTAGTATCATCCGTAAAACGCATATTGTAAGGTGGGAACCACATTATTCTACCTCCGTTTGAACCTTTTTCGCATGGTGGTAAGTCTGTGAATGGTTGTGAGTCTCGCCAAGCTAAATTCTCTAAAGAAAACATGTATTTTCTGGCTCTCTTTTCCCCAAATCCTTCTACTACAGC